AAAACATCAAAACCATCTTCAATCGCCTGTGTGACTCCAGACTTTGATGAAAAAGCAGTTGTTGGTGGACAGTTTACCTTATCACAGTCAAGAACATTTGTAATGATATTTGCAAATTTAATTGCCTTTGAAAACGTTGCACTTGGAAGTTTTAAATTAATACCCATCAAACTGTTTAATTGACCAAACATACCACCAAGGGCTGAGTCTATGAGGTTATTGATCTGACCAAACATATCACCCAGAAAGTTTTCGACACCACAAATGGGAACATCTAGTACCTGACCAATCATATTTTCTAAACTATCAAGAAGATAATCTTTCAATTCATCCTGTATCTTTTCAATGTTACAAAAAATAGTGCTTGTTAGTGCATTTGTAGCTTGACCCACCACAACCTGATTAAATTTATCAACACTATTCTCCATTCTTTTATCTAACTTATCAAGAGTATCTTGAATCAACCACGAACGACCACGACGAATTAGTTTTGTCATGGAGTTATGAACTAAATTAGTGGTTGCTTTTATTTCTTCTTGCATATCAATCACACCACCGTAAAGTGGATCAATCGTCAAACCAGTTCCAACAGTCTGAAGTGCGTTCACATTTTTTGTAAATTTTTTGATTGCATTACTTATCTTTGATATCTCATTATCTTCACAAGGACTAAAAGTATCAGTGGTTATATTTGTAGAGTTTTGTTCTTGATCCTGTGCGTTTGTTTTATTAACTTCACCAGCCGAATGTTTGACATTTGTTGGATTAGTTTTAAATATCTGAGTCTTGTTTGCCATCTGTTTCACTTTTGGTGGTGTATATGGCGTGAAACAAGTTTGTCTCTTTGCATTAAACATTGCAGTCGAGAGTTCATCATCAACAAATGGTTGTCTGAACAATGTCCCAAATATAACTGGTTGTTGACCATCATCACCATCAGCAAAGAAACCAACAACCACTTCTCCACCTTGATAATTCACCGTATCACCACAACCACCAATTGTAGAAACGTTAGGTGGTAGTAAGATGTGTGCTAAAGGTAAATCCTTATCTGGTAAGTCATCAGAACAATCATGATATCCAACAATACGAACACGACATCTAAATGCATAAATGTCTTTTTTATCAGGATCATCTGCTTGTGTCTTTTCTAAGGAATCTCCCCACTCTCCTTTTTCTGGATCGGTCACTTGACCAATCCACCACTTCATAGGATCTTTTCCCCAAAAATTAGTTGATTGTTGATACATTCAATTAGTCGTCGTATATTAAACACTCTGGTTCATCAGGGTGCATATCACAGAATAATTCTAAAGCATTTGGATCATGATGATCACCAGCTTTGATTTCTTCTTTATGATGTTCTACATACTCTTCGAGTTCATGCAACTCTTCCTTAGCATGTCTTCTTGCTGCTGGATTCGCTTGTGGGTTGTCAGCAATCTTTTTGTCGTATTCAATGTGATCTTCGATTGATTTCATTTGATTCTCCTGTTTCTTTTATTTAAGCGGTAAAGACATCACGAATTAATTTTAATTGTGTGTTTGCTTTTTTATTACCTATGATGTGTTTTAATTCAGACACCAGATACTTTCCACTAATATCATTATCTCTCTCTGATCCATAATCTGTTTGACTTTGATCATCACTTTTCTTGACTGGCAATTTGACCTCAATCATTTGACCAGCTCTCATATCAGGATTAAAAGGAACAGAAATACTTAATGATTGTGAGAATAGTAAATTATTTCTAGCATAAGCCTTATTTTGATACATGGCAAGCTCAGATTCTTTTTCACCCTCATCCTTTTTAGATCCCTTTTGCATCGCTCCCTTATCTAATAATCTTAACATCAATCGAGTTGGAAAGTCCTCTAATCCATTTGGTAACTTTGGTGGTTTTTTCAAACCAATTTCAGATATTTTATAATCAGCTGTCTTGGTAGTGCCAGTTTCCAGATCAATGTATATTGTTTTATTTGCATACATTCCTAATCTACAATTCATTCCAATATCATTTGTCGAATCCAAATTGTTTTCAATAATTCTAAAATCTGACTCTATTGGTTTTTCTGGTTTTTCATATGTAATCGCATCAGCATCTAATAAGTTTTGTATTGATTTAAAAAAGTAACCGTCTAATGTTTCATAAAATAAGAATCCGCAATTTTTATCATCAGTTGCAGCTTTAGGACATAACCACTGAATAGTGTCAAATGGTCTTTTCATATTTCCCACAAAAGAATATTTGTTAAATGCTTGATCCTTATCTAAATTTTTACTTGTTTGGATTCCTCTTTTATCGCCTATGAGCAATTCCATAACAAGATCAGATACATTACCACTAAATTTTTTTGAAACTCTTGATGTTTCATTTATAATTGATTCGACTGAAACAAATTCTAAAGTAGCTATCTGTTTAGTTGATGAAGTTTTAACATCTTTCACAGAGTTTAACATTAAAAAATGTTTATCTGGACTAATTATAAAATCGCCAAATCCAGGCACTTTGATACTCAAATCTAAATACTCACCACCAGTTATACCTTCACGACTGATCAACTGATCAACATCGATGAAACTAAGAGACAATGAAATAGAGGGACTCTTTAGACTTTCATAATATGTAATCGAAGGATTACCACCACTTATCTCAAACTCTTGAGATAATGATGAACCCTCTGTAGGAATTAAAGTACAATAGTTAATAAAATATTTATTTTCCATTAATTTATCATCTTAGCAATTGATGGCGGTAATTTAGATTTGGTAGTTTGAATAACTTGAGTGGTTGTACTCGTTGGCACAGGAGTAGGGACTTGTTGAGTTTTTGTTTGAATTACTGGTTGAACTACAGTTTGTACTCTAGGTTTATTTACCATACTACTAGTTATGTTACTAAATTCATTATTACTAGAATCTGCCTCTACATATTCAGATGCAAATTTTTCGTTAGGGTCTGTTTTTACTTTGTGAAGGGGTCTAGTCAACACTTTACCTACATCTTTAATTCTTTTTCCGAGAGATTTACTCTTTGACTTCATAGTGATTGCATCAGTACCACCACCTCCACCACCAAGACCTGGCAAACTTGGCATAAATCCCTCAACACCAGCCTCACCAACTAGATATGGTTTTCCTTTTGTAACAGGGCCACCATACTGTCTTTTTTCTGGTTTTTCTGGTTTTTTAACTCTATTATTAACATGATTAGCAATCTCCTGTCTCAACTTTGCATTTTCGGCTTCTAAATCTTCATTTTGATCTGAATATCCTATTTCATAACCTCTCTTATATCCTTCATCCTCTCCCTCTTGAAATCCTTTTTGAAATCCAATATCAAAAAATTTAGTAGTTTGAACTGGCGATTGAAATTTTTCAATCAGTCTTTGTTCTTTTCTAAGAATCCTTTTTTCAATTGAATTCAATCTCTTTTCTTTTGAGATTACACTAGGGAACATATTTTTAGAATTAATTCTCATTTACACCACCGATAGGAATGGATTTGATATCACATCAATAAAAGGTATATCACTCACCGTGTCTGTTATTTCATTTGTTTCTATGTTTGAAGTATCAAATGGTGCAGCTGTCTGAGCTAATTGTTGATCACTACCAGTATCACCAATTGGAGGTAAAGTTATGCTGCTAAGATCCTCTTCTGGCAATGTTAGATCTTGAATACCAAACTCACTCATTTTATTTTTTATTCTTGATCCAAGTTCTCCAACTGATATGAATCCATCATCATCTAAATCAAGTCCAGAATTTCTTTCATATCTAGCTCTGATAGTGGAGTTAATTTTTTCCCCATCATCAAACTGATCTCCTGATCCCAACAACTGAAAATCTGGCCCTTTATCAGCGTATGAAGGCATGAAGACTGATCCATACAACTGAGATGTGGTTGCATTATCAGGTAGATTTTTTGAAAGATATCTATCAATCAACGGCAACTGATCAACTAGACTCATTCCTCTTATGTCATCTACAGTTGTTCCAAACTCTTTTGCGATTTCTGGTTTGAACTGTATCAATCCACCAGCTCCACTAGATTTATTCAATGCATCTCCTTTAAAACCAGACTCTGATGCAATTAATCCTAACAACTCTGATGATTTTATGTTATGTTTATCAGCTATCTTTTGTATTCCACTCAAAAATTGTTTGTTACCACCTATCAAATCTTTTGATCTTCCACTTAACTTAAATGTTTTATCTTTTAAAATGTCATTTGGAATTATTGTTCCAGATGTTTTAGGCACAAAAACCTCAGGCCCTTGTTCACCCACTAATGCTGGTTTATTGATAGGAGGATCTCCACCCTCTGCAAAACCAGTCAGAGATCCAAGAGCGTTCAATCCATAAGCTATACCAGCGGTTAGCAATCCACCCTGACTCTCCTGTAAAACTCCAGCAGCACCTTTTCTTAAAGATTCTGCAAAAGTTCTCTCTTTTTTATCACCTAAACCCTTCTCTTGTGCATCCGCTTGCTTTTGTACCTGATCTTCTTGTTTCGCTGATTGTTGCTCTCTAGACTCAAGTTGTTTCTCTCTACCCTCTTGTTGTATTATAAAATAATTTGTGATATTTCCAATATCCTGTTCCATTACTTGAATACTTTCTTGTATTCCTTTTACTAATTCATCATTAGATCTGATTGATGTGAGATTTTCCTGAGATGAAGTTAAGGCACGACCAGCCACACCTTGAATCTCTTCAACTGATTCAAACAAATTAGCAGCTGTAATTTTCTTCTGTTTTGGCGCCTCTTCATCCATAAGAATTTTCTTTTTGTTGTCTCTTTAGATTTTCAGCTTCAATATAATTCTTAAGTAGAGTCAAATAAATGTCTCTCTCCCAAGGCATCATATTTTCAAGTTCTGTCAAGCTATATTTATGGTATTGCATGAGAGCAAAATTGATTCGATAGAAAGACTCAAGACTCTCTCTTGCAATACTTAGCCGAAAAAATCGGCTAGACCCTCCAAAACGATACTACTTTTCTTTTTGGTGTTTGGATTTGTAACTTCAATGGAATGAGATAATTTGGGCATTGTTGCAAAAAACTTCTCAACTTGTTTATATTGTTTTGAATTTAGTTGTTCAATAAACTCTAACCTCTCATCCGAAGTATAATCTTTTGCATCCCAAGCTTCCTCTTCTGTAAAAACAGTATCAATACAATCTGCAATTAACTTAAATGTTTTATTGACAACTGTTTGAGGTTCATCTTCTGTTTCAAAGTTATTTTCAATAAATTGATTTAACGAGGGATATTTCATACGGATTGATAGATTTTTATCTAGTGAAATATCTGTTGTATGGTCTTTTGGTTTAACAACTTTTATTTCATCAACATATATTGTCACTGGCAATTCAGTTTCATTATCATCTGGACAAGTAACAATTAATTTTATATCTTCACCAATTGACTTTGCACGAATGTTTAGAAAAATATATTCAATATCAAAAGTTGGAAGATCATCAATCTTAATACCTCTTGTTAAAACGCATTTTTTCAATACATCTTTGACAGCATTTGTAATTTCAATTTGATTTTTTGATTCCAATGCTATAATCAAAATTTTCTCTTCTTTAACAAGAAAGGGTCTATATTTAATTTTTTTGCCTGTCGAGGGCATTTTCAACTCATAAGTTGGAGTTGTTATTGTTGGTAATGGCATAATGTTTCAATCAATATTTTATATAGTGTAGTTATAGAATACCTCCTAAATTGTACCACCAAGGTATTTTAGTTTTACCTTTATTTGGCCCATCCTTATGAGTATTGTATTTTTGCTTGAAGGTTTCGGTTATCGGTTCATTGTCTGGAGACAGATCATTATAAAGAGAATTTCTTCTCAATTGTTCTTTACTATTCAATAAAGAGAAAGCATCCGAAGTTACAGCTTTGTTTGTATCGGTGTAATTAAAGTCTGCGATAAATCTATCATAGGCAAGAGTTACACTACATCTTAACACATTTGACTGACCATAGGCAACTCTCATTGATGTTAAATTGGTGGGCCAGATGTTTATAAATTCATAAGTTGTCATTCTTGAAGTTGGTTCCTGTCTTCTTATATTTCTTTTTCTTAATTCACTATTATTGAGCGAGGAAGTTAGATTATCTACAAACAAATCTCTCTCAAATTTAGTCACATGAATCGTTTCTTTGTAATCCTCTGGGTAGTTAAATCTACCGTATGCGTTTGGATTTTTACTATAACCCTTTGGGCCACTAATCGGATTTATATAAGTCATCCATGATTCTAATACTTCGATAATTACATGATCAAGATCACAATAAAATGTAAGATTAAGTGGTGGAAAAGTTCTAAGATTTGGAAACTCTTCTTGAATACCTTGATGATGTCCTACAGCAAGACTTGTTTGGAAAGTTGTGCCTGGTAATTCTGCTTCAGCACACATCAACGACATTTTTTCCATAAAATCGTTACCACTTGATCTTCTTCTAGAACTTGCAGCATTTCTGTTTATATTATTACTCTCTAACCAGTTCTGCCATTTTCCAAATGAAAAAGTAACCTGATAAAACGTGTCTAATGAAGGGCGACCAACAACCTCCCTAACATCAAACATGTCTTTTGAGAATATTTTATTTCTATTTGGAAAAATACTATTGCTTGGCACGATAAATAAATTTGTGTTGTTATTACTATATATGAGCTATAAAGGAATATATAAGCCCTCCAATCCTAAAAAATACAAAGGTGATCAATCTAATATTATTTATAGGTCTTTGTGGGAGAGAAAATTTATGAATTATTGCGATTTGAATGAGAATATTCTTGAATGGGCATCTGAAGAATTTTGGATTCCCTATTTAGACCCAACAACAAATCGTGTTCGTAGATATTTTCCTGATTTTTTTATTAAGTATAAAGATAAAACTGGTAGTATTCGTAGATCCGTAATCGAAGTAAAACCAATGAGAGAAACACTTGAACCAAAAGTAACAAAGGGGAAGTCAAGAAAGACAATGATAAATGAATCAATGACATATGTTAAAAATCAAGCGAAGTGGAAAGCAGCGAGAGAGTTTTGTGCAGATCGTAAATTAGAATTTAAAATCATGACTGAAAAAGAATTAGGAATCAGATGAGCATTCTTCAAAACATATTGAATAGGGTTGGTGGTCAAGTCAATGAGGATTTCTTTCGTCAACAATTAATACAAGAACTTGGATCTACAAATTTTGATGATGATGCTGCAGATACTGGTGGATTTGCTGCTGGACAATTATATTTTTTCACTTATCAGGCACAGACAAGACAACCATTTTATGACATGTATCCATTGTCATATGTGATTGAGATGAAGTCAAATGGATTTTTAGGTTGCAATCTTCACTATCTTCGATTGAATCAAAGAGAAGAACTTGCAATGAGCTTACTAAATAACTCTGCTCAGGGTGCAGTTGCAGTTCCCCCTCGAACTCTGCATAAATATGTTTACGCTGGTGTCAGAGGTCAACCATATCGTATTCCAGATTCAGAATGGACAGATGTGTCACAACTACCCACTGAAAAATTCGTTGATATGAGAGGAATTAGTGTTCCACGAAGTAGAATTTACAACACAAACTAATGGCAAAAAGTAGAAAATATGAAATTGATGGTAAGAATTACTATTTTTCTTTTGATAAGAATAGTAAGTTAAATGGCGTTTCAGAAGTGTCGGGAAGTGGTAGCCAATTTAGAGAAACTCCAGTAGATCCATCCACTAAATTATTTGATACTCTCTCAAGTTCTGACGATGCCTTAGATGCACTTAACATCAACAAATTTAAAAAGAAAGATGTACAAACCGCTATGGAAATAGCGTCAACCGAGGAGTTAAATCAAGATTACGATCAAAAATTAAAAAAACGCACAAATGAAGATCTAAATATAAAACCAGTTGACCCTATCCAAAGTGCGAGTGTTGGAACTTCATATGACAAAAGAGGATATGCTACTCCTACTGATAGACTCTTAGCATATCCTTTTGATATTGATCCTCAACAAGATCATTTAAAAATTACAAAATACAAATATACAAGACCTGGCGTTCAAGCTAGTAGACCCGCCTCCAGAAGTGTGGAAGAGGTGCCAGTTTACAAATATACAAAAAAGAAACAAAAAAAATATGAGAAAAACAGACATGGAGATAGAACAACTAAAACTCAAATAGGAGTAAGAGATAAAGTAACAAATGCAGCTGGTGATAGTGTTATAAATCACATGGAACCACTAGGATCTGTTTTACTACCGATGCCAAAAGTAGTTGATACAAACGGTGCTGATTGGGGAGAGAGTAAATTAAATATTTTTGGTTTGGCTGCTGTGTCAGTGGGTGACAGTTTAGCATTAGGAAGACTTGGATTGTCACAAGAAAAACAAGAAGAAATAAAAAAAATTCAAAATAATATTCAAAAGGGTAGAACTAGTGGATTGAGTGATATCGCTGGGGCGTTAGGTTCATCTGGTTTTTCACAAGCTGCAGCGACAACAGCTGGTATCAATATAGATCAAAACGCATTTCTAGCAAGATCAAGTGGAAGAGTCTTAAATCCAAATGCTGAACTTTTATTTCAAGGGCCAGTTTTAAGAGACTTCAACTTTGATTTTCTAATGATTGCAAGAAGTCGTAAAGAGGGTGAAACGATTAGAAAAATCATTCGATTTTTTAAACTAGGAATGGCTCCACAATTTAATAATTCTACGTTTCTTAACACTCCTGATGTTTTTACTTTAGGGTATAAAAGAGGTCAAGGGGAGTTAGATGACTTAGATACCGTCAATCGATTTAATCCAGGCGGTCTTGCATTAAGAACAATTGCAGTTGATTATGCTCCAAGTGGATATTGGTCTGCATATCAAGATTCTCAACCAGTCGCTCTTAAAATGTCTCTTAACTTTGCTGAGTTGAGACCAATATATCGAGGAGATCAAGAACAAACTCCAGCAACAAGTGTAGGTTACTAAAATGGCATATCAAGGATCACCAAACTCATACTTTAGACAGTTACCAAATCTTAGTTATCCATCATTAGCTAATGATCGAAAATCTGCATATGACTATCAAGTTGTCAAAAATTTATTTAAAAGAGCAGTTCTAAGAGATGACGTAATTAATGAAATTACAAATTTTACAAGATATAGTGTAAAAGGTGACGAAAGATCAGATCAAATTGCATATGATTTTTATGGTGACTCTGGACTAGATTGGATTATTTTGACATCAAACAATATTGTTCATGTAAGAGATGAGTGGCCAATGAGTAGTCAAGATTTTCTCACATATCTAAATCAAAAATATACCAGTGAACAACTATCAAACGTTCATCATTATGAGACAAGAGAAATTAGAGACTCGTCAAACACTCTAGTTCAAAAATCGGGAATACATGTTAAATCAGGTTACTCAGTTACATATCTAGATGAAGGATCTACAATCACAACATCAAGTCTTAAGACCGTATCATATCTTCAACATGAAACTGATTTAAATGATGCGAAAAGGGAAATACTTATTTTACGAAAAGAATATTTAAGCACAATTTTAAGAGATATAGGAGATATAATGCAATACAAGGAATCTCAACAATATATTAATGATCGTTTAAAACAAACCGAGAATCCACGCATAATTTCGCCATAAAAAAAGAGGTCGTTTTGAGCGACCTCTGGCGTAAAAATGGCCCCGAATTTTTTTCGGGGTATTTTCTAATTTTCAGCTAGTTTTGCAAAATAGCTAAGTGCATCTTCTTCATCC